GGTCAATCTTTAGCAATTAAAGACGCAAATGGTAAACAATCCATCAAATATTATTTTGCAGATAAATCAGTAGTAGTAGCACCTACTAAAATGATTAACATGCCAGATAAGTTTGTAACATTTTCTTTGAAAAAAGATGTGTTTGAAAAACTTATGAAAGGTGTTACAACACTTAATCTACCAGACATTGCAGTTACAGGTGATGGTAAAGAGATTAAACTTGTTGCAACTGATAAGAAAACACCATCATCAAACGACTATTCTTTAGTTATCGGCGAAACAGATAAGACATTTAAAGCTTATTTTAAAACTGAAAACTTTAAAATGATTCGTGATGATTATGATGTTGCGATTTCTTCACAAAAGATATCTCACTTTATCAATAGAAACAAACCAATTCAATATTGGGTTGCTATTGAGCCAGATAGTGAATTTTAAATTATGAAACAAGTGAGGATTATATCATGTCAGAATACCTATGGGTTGAAAAATACCGACCAAAGAAAATTAGTGAGTGTATATTAAGTGAAGACATTAAGAATACATTTGCTGAATTCCTAAAACAAAAAGAAATACCTAATCTGTTATTAGCTGGTACGCAAGGTACCGGTAAGACTACAGTTGCTCGTGCCTTATGTGAGGAACTTGGTGCAGATTATATTATCATAAACGGTTCAGATGAAGGCCGTCAGATTGATACATTACGAAACAAGATTAAAAACTTTGCTTCTACTGTATCATTAACTGAACATTCTAATCATAAAGTGGTGATTATTGACGAGGCAGACTATATGAATGCCGAATCTGTACAACCTGCTTTAAGAAACTTCATAGAAACATTTTACAAAAATTGTAGATTTATCTTTACTTGTAATTACAAGAACAAGATTTTACCTGCTTTACATAGTAGATGTACCGTTATAGACTTTGCTATCAAGAACGGACAAAAAGTCAAGACAGCACAGGCATTATTAAAAAGACTTGGTAAAGTCCTTGATGATGAGCAAGTTGAATATGATAAAAAAGTATTGGCTGAACTAATACAGAAATACTATCCTGATTTCAGACGGACTATCAATGAACTTCAAAGATATTCTGTTAGAGGTAAGATTGATAGTGGTATTTTATTCAGTTTATCAGAAGCAAATACAAAAGAACTTGTCAAAGTCTTAAAAGAAAAAAGATTTAATGACATGCGTAAATGGGTTATAAACAATCTTGATAAAGAACCATCATCATTGTTTACTACCATTTATGAATTGATGTATAAATCAGTTGAACCATCTTCTATTCCACAATCTATATTAATCATTGCTGGTTACCAGTATAAATCTGCTTTTGTGGCAGACCAAGAGATTAATATGGTCGCATGTTTGACAGAGATTATGGCTAATTGTAAGTTTAAATAATGTACGAGTTAAAGGATTATTTAAAGGCTATCAATGAGTCTAAACAGCCTCTATTAGATACCGAAGATGTGATGTGGGAAAAGAAATATCCTACATTTATTATTAACAGATGTTTGTCTATGTTTTATGATACAATAATGCATAGTAACGAAATGAATGGACTTCACTTTCTACCAAAACGGATGCAGTTTCACTATTTTATAAATAGTATCCGAAAGAAGAAGCGATTTGGTGGGAAGTGGCTTTCGCAAAAGAAAGTTAAAGACCTTGAAGTAATAAAAGAGTATTATGGTTATAGTAATCAAAAGGCAAAAGAAGCTCTTAACCTACTTTCAGACGACCAAATTGAATTTATTAAAATTGGCCTGAAAAAAGGTGGGAGAAAAAAATGAGTGAAGTTACTATAAATTGGTCGCCTAGTGATATGTTAGAAGTCACTATAAAGCAACCGGACGATTTCTTAAAAGTCAGAGAGACACTTACTAGAATTGGTGTGGCTAGTCGTAAAGACAAGACACTTTTTCAAAGTTGTCATATCTTACACAAACAAGGTAAATATTACATAACACATTTTAAAGAGTTATTTGCTTTAGATGGTAAGAACTCTACCTTGACCGAGAACGATATACAAAGACGAAATACAATAGCATTATTACTACAAGACTGGAATTTAATTGAGGTTGTTAAGGCCTCTTTAGTTGAAAACAAGGCACCGTTGAGTCAAATCAAAGTATTACCATTTAAAGAGAAAAGTGAATGGAATATGGTCGCTAAATATAATATAGGCAAAAAACCAGAAGATAGTAAAAATGCAAGTCCAACCGTTTAAAAATTACCTAGAAGAAGCTACAGGCGATAAAAAGTTTTTGCGTCTGCTTATCATTACAGATGAGCCAGATAATGCAAAAGAATTTCATACTGCCGATAGACTACAAGAAGAGTGTAAGAAGTTAAACTACCCTTATTATTTGTTTAAACTTACAGGTGGTTATACTTCATTTGAGGACGGTGTTCGTAAGTTTCATAACAAAGACGACAAAAAAGGTTTTGAAGTTGGCGCCATGACAGTTGCAATTGTTCGTGGTTCTATAACTAGAAAAGATAGTTGGATGGACCTTGTTTCTATTCTTGAAAGAGCAAATGCAACACTTGTAAATCCTAGAACTACAATTAATATATGTGCTGACAAATATAGAACAGCATTAAGACTTGCAGATTATGGTTTAACACAACCTATGACCAAGTTAATTAGTGACCCCGAACAATCAAATAAACAGGTTGCTGAAGCAGGCATTAAGTTTCCTCTTATAATGAAAACATTAAGAGGCAGTAAGGGTGTTGGTGTATTGTTTGTAGATAGTGAAAAAGGTTTAGATTCTATTGTACAACTTATACACAAACAAGATGAAGACGCAGACCTACTAATACAAGAATATATCAAAACAGAATATGATGTAAGAGTACATGTATTAGGTGGTAAAGTATTAGCCTCTATGGCAAGACCAGTTATAGAAGGAGATTTTAGGTCAAATGTATCGCAAGGTTCTAAACCTAAAAAGATTACATTAACAGAATTAGAAATAGAAGAATGTTTAAAAGCTGCAAAGGCAGTTGGTGGTTATTGGACTGCTGTTGATTTTATACCTAGTAAAAATAGAGATAAACAACCACCTTATTTTCTTGAAGTAAACTCTTCACCTGGTACAGAGGGTATAGAAGACGCAACAGGAATGAATATCGCAAAAGAAGTTATCACTCATTTTGCTGATGGAGAAAACAGATACACGGTGCCAACAGAATGTGGTTTTAAAGAAATTTTGACCATAAAACCTTTTGGCGAACTTGTATCAAAATTTGATACGGGTAATTCAGGCATGCCTGTTATACATGCCGATAAATTTAAAGTAAACGGAAAAGAAATTACATGGACTTTGTTGAACAAAACCATTACATCTAAAATAATTAAAAAAGAAGAAATCAAAGTAGGCGGCTTGAGAGATTATGACGAAACAAGATATGTTGTAAGACTTGATGTTGAGTTTGCTGGTGGTTTTTATAAAGATGTAGAATTTACCATAGATGATAGAGAAGATAGAACACCTATCTTACTTGACAGAGCATTTATGAAACGATTAAATGTATTGGTAAACCCACAAAGAAAATATGTGATAACAACTAAATATAGTTTAGAATAGGAGATAATATGAGTGATGTGAAAGTGATAAGAATGACAACAGGCGAAGATGTAATCGCTAAGGTTGGTGAAAATGACGGCGGCATAAGTTTGAATAAGCCGTTTGTAATAATACCTCAACAAAGTGGTCCAGGTAAACCTGTACAATTGATGATGAGTTTATATAATGCGTTTGGGAAGGGTGATACAATTACTGTTGACCAAGATAAAGTGGTTTTTATGACCGACCCTAAAGACGAAATCAAAAACTCTTACGAACAAAATACAAGTAAGATACTCACACCAAATAAAGGACTTATAACTGAAACTAAATTACCTAGTTAATGGTAAAAGTTAATTTTATAAGAGACGCCGAGACAATATCGGTTGACATGCCGGTTGGTAGAACTATCATGGAAGCAGCTAAAGAGCTTGACTTACCAGAGATACCTGCTGATTGTGGTGGTTGTCAAGCGTGTGGCACTTGCCATATTCATGTAGATGATGTATGGTTGGATAAATTGAAGATAAAAGAAAACTCTTTAGAACAATCTCTATTAGAGTATGAGCCTGATTATATTGAAGGCGTGTCTAGGTTGGCATGCCAAATACAATTAAATGATGAACTAGATAATGTAACTGTGAAATTGAGAAAAAATGAACTTCTATAAAAATGTAATTGAACACAAAGGTAAACTTTTAATTCGTGGTGTTCTAAACGGAAAAGACTATAAAGATAAAATTGATTTTAGTCCTACTCTCTACGCCCTAACACAAGAACACTCACAATACAAAACTTTACAAGGACAATTTCTAAAACCTATTGAGTTTACCACTATCGGTGCTGCTCGTAGATTTCGTAAAGAAATTGCCACACAAAATTCTCCTATCTATGGTCTTGAAAGATATCATTATCAATATATTGGTTCTGAATATCCTGAAGCTATTGAATGGGATAAAGACCATATTAAAATATTCACACTTGATATTGAAACGACTTGTGAAAATGGCTTTCCAGATGTAGAAAATCCTATTGAAGAGTTGTTATGTATTACTG